AGCAAACTTGTATTTAGTACAAGGTTTGACTAACGCAACAGGTACACTTGCAACACCTTTTGATACTCAATAATAAATAATTAGTGGCTCCTTCGGGAGCCACAAACATAGGAGAATTTTATGGCTTTTAAAGGAGATATACAAGCAACAAGATCTGCAGCGGCAGCAGGTGCAGCTGCAATCATTGCTAATCCAATAAGGTTAAAAGGAATTATAATTGCATCAGATGGTAGTGGAGCAGGTGTACTTGAATTAACTACAACATCAAGTTCAGGAGCAACATTGTTTGTAGCAGATATACCTGCTGGAGATGTAATTAATTTTAATTTTCCTGAAGATGGAATTTTATTTCCAAAAGGAATTTTTTGTAAAACAAAAACTAATGTTACTGCATATACTTTATTAACTGACAAATTTTCAGGACCTAATATGACAGGAGCGAACGGATAATTATGAGTGGTGGTGGAAGCTTTACATCAGACCAGTCGGTAGCACATGTTACCTCTACAGGTCAAATGGTTGCACAAAATAGAAGAGCAAGATTAACGTCAATCCAAGGTAAAGGTAATAGTGCAAGTGGATCTATTATTTTTAGAACTGGAGGAGCTACTGGAGATGTTGTTGCAACATATTTATTCGGAGAAGAAGGTTTAGATATGTATTTACCTGGTTCTGGTATTTTATTTTTAGATGGTATCCATGCAACTGTTGCAGGAACTGGTGGTGTAACAATTACGTTTACGTAAGATGAGTAAATTTAGATTAACTTATGCAGGTGGTAAATACGCAGGTAAGAAAATAGTTGATCTACTTAAAAGTATAAAACGTGTTGCAGGAAATAAAAAATCTAAAGCTAATATAGAAAAAGCAGGTAAAGGAACTAAATCTTTAAAAGCTTACAATATTAGAGCTGGTGCAAGAGACTCTAAAGTAGTACCAATTAAAGATCAGTCACAAAAGGGAAGTTCATTTCAACCACATAAAGTTAGAGGAAAACAAGCGCCTGCTTCTTCAAAATTAGGTAGTTCAGGAACAGCTGAATCTTGGCGATCTGATATGGAAAGATTAACGAACATGCCGTCTTTCAATGAATTAAGAAGATCGATTAAGAAAAAAAGAAAAGCTCTTGGTGGTGTTGCTAGTTTTAAAAGAGGCGGAGATAATATGCCTGCTAGAAATAAAAAAAACTTTAGATCCACTAAAAGTGGTGCAGGTATGACTGCTGCAGGTGTCGCAGCATACAGAAGAAAAAATCCAGGAAGTAAATTATCAACTGCAGTAACGGAGAATAATCCAGGTAAAAAAAGATCAGCACGTAGAAAATCATATTGCGCAAGAAGTTTGGGACAAATGAAAAAATTTCCTAAGGCTGCTGCAGACCCTAATTCAAGACTAAGACAAGCGAGACGAAGATGGAAGTGTTAATTAATTTTTTTAAAAAATTGTTAGGTTATGATATATTAGATAAAAGAATTAGAATATTAGAAAGAAAAAATTATTGGAGGAATAAATACCATGGCATACCTAAACGCAAACATACCTCCGATATATTGTAAAATAAGAAAGGAGTATCTATATGATCTTAAAGAACATCAAGGAGAAGCTGAAGACTGTGTGGTATTCGCTATGGCCTCAATCCCTGGTCGTGCAATCTTATTTCACTGCATGTTACCGAACGGTGCGTGTTACTGGAGATTGCCTATCTCAGCGTTTTTCCAAAAATCGTATGACAGAGCCGAAGTGCCCGATATGCAAATTCACGAGTTGGAATTGTGGAATAGTTTTAGTTATTATCCTGCTATTACTCAATTTGATTGGTTAATAGGAGAAAAAGGAGAATATTTTGGTATTGATAAACAAAGACACAAAGGTAACTATCTTTTCACAATTGACTGGGCTCATCCAGACCCAAATATATTGGACGTGGAACATTCTGAAGTCCCTGATGAACATAAGTGTGCACATATATTGGTTCTTGATAATGGTAATTTTGCAGCTCAGCCTAATAATCGTATTTTGTGGAGTGTTTCTAGTTACACTACTGAGTCCAATATTCCTGACTATAAAGTACAAAGTACAGAATGGAATGTTGAAAATAAAGAGCTAATTACCGAAGATAGTGACAAAATGTTCTACGACATAGAAGATAAAAATGCTTGATAAATTTTTTTATAATTTTTTCGGCGGTATAGACAACCTATTACAAAAGATTCATAATTTGTTTAAGAAAAAAAAAATAAAAAAAGTAGATTCACCTGATAATAGGATGAATTTTCCTTTGGAGTAAATATGAACATTGCAGAACTATTTAAAAAGAATTTTATATTAGTGCCAGTCATAGCATCCGTATTAGTTGGAACGTTCACTGGTGTAAGATATATTGTTAATTTAACAGATACAATCAACGATAATCAAAATCAAATAGTAAATCTCCAAAGAGATTTAACCACTGCTCGAGAAAAAATTATAGATCAAAACACAAGACTAACTTCTGCAGAGTCTACGTGGCAGATGGCAGAAAATTTATACAGACAACTTGCAGATCAAGTTAGAGAACACAGCTACGATATTAAGGATTTAAACAGGTAATGTATGGAGGTTTTCAGGATGAATTATTATTTTACAGGATTACTTGTTTTAGCAATTACAATGTTAGCCCTATTTATAGAACCTGCGTATCCTAGAAACGAATATCTTAACGAGTATGGTGCAAGATGTGGTGATCTTGAAGTAAGAACAGATAGACGTGATACTGATTATAATTACTCAGACAATAGTACAAACGAACAAAAGTATTTAAGTTTTACATACAGAAAATATTTAGGTGTAGATTGCAAAACTATAAATGAAAACGTTAAAATAAAACAACAATTAGAATTGATGAAGATGTGTGGTAGGGTTAATAATAATCCTAGTCTTGCATACAACGAAAACTTTAGATTGTTAGTATCAAAATGTAGAGGTATTACTCCTACAAGAGATACTACTAGACCTGAAGACTCTCAAAGTTTGTGGGATGACATGAAAGATGATTACAAAAAAGAGAACCCAGACCTTGAATTAATGAATGATAAGATAATAGGACCTCCTAAAAGTAAATTGAAAATACCACCAAAAGATTATATACTACCTCTACCAAAACCAAAAAATGAAGATTAGTGAAAATACATCAGTAAGCATGCCAATGAAAAATATGATTGGTATAGTCATAGCCGTTGCTATGGGTGTCTTTGCATATACAGAAGTTACTGCTAGACTTACATCGTTAGAGACATCACGAGAATTGTTTCAAGCTGATTTATTAAAAAAAAGTGAACAATTACCTACGGATCAAGAGCAGTATATGTTGATTGAAGATCTATACAAAACAACAGAAAAGTTAGAAATAACTCAAGAACAAAACATGACAAATAAAGTTAATATAGAATTTTTAAAAGCACAACTTGAAAAAGCATTAAACGATGTTGAGCAATTAAAAGATAAAGTTAGAGCAAATGGAAATGGAGCACACTAATTGGAAGTTGTAATAGCCTTATTAATGATTGTAAACGGAGAAATTCTCGAACATAGAATACAAGAGTCTATGTCTCAATGTTTAAAAGGTAAAAGAATTGCTATGCGTTCTACTACAGGTAATAATGTAGAATACCATTGTTTAAAATCGAAAGCAGAGACAGAAATTTATATGGGTGAAAAGTCAATTGTTAAATTAATATTAAAATAGGACTATTATGAAAAAAAAACCATTTCAATTAAGCAAACATTTTACTTTAAGAGAGATGACCAATTCGATGACGGCTCAACGTAAGGGAATTGATAACACACCTGGATCAGTAGAAATAAAAAATTTAGGTGATCTATGTTATGAAGTCCTTGAGCCCTTACGGGCACACTTCGACAAACCTGTGACAGTCACCAGCGGATATCGGAGCGAGGCGTTGTGTGAAGCGATCGGCAGCAAAAAGACATCGCAGCACGCACTGGGCCAGGCGGTCGACCTAGAAATATTTGGTGTACCCAACATTAAGGTAGCCTACTGGTTACAAAATAACGTAGATTTTGATCAGCTGATTATGGAGTACTTTGACAAAGACGATCCCGCAGGAGGCTGGATCCATATAAGCTATCACGAGTCAGATTCAAACAGAAAACAAGTATTGACCTTTGATGGGAAAAACTATACTCAAGGCTTACCTGATATGGAGTGGAAAGATGGAAAAGTAATTAGCTAATTTAATGAAGTTAGATCTGTTTTCAGTTCCTTTTTGGATAACTAATATTGATTTAGATAAAATAAAATTAAATAATTTAAAATTTTCAAAAACGTTTCTATCAGAAACTTTAAGTTCTCACGATTATAATAATAAACTTGAAGAAAATTCAGAAAAATATCTTTTAGAAGTAATTGTTAAAACGTTATTACCCACAATAAAACCACCTTTTAAAGTTATTATGGACTCTATATGGGAAAATCAATATCTTGAAAATGATTTTCAAGAAAAACATGAACATCCAGGAAAGCACATTTCTTTTGTAATATATAAGAAAATTAAAGACTCAAATACTGTTTTTATTAACCCATCTTTTACTTTACTTGAAAGCTATTATGATGAAACAATAATTGATGATATTTGTCAGAAAGATTTTAAACCATCCTGTAAGCAAGGCCAAATGATCTTATTTCCTAGTTTTCTTACACATATGGTTTGCAAAAATAATAATTCTGTTACAATTGCAGGTAATATTAAAATAGAAAAAATAAATGGCAATAGGTAGATCTCAAATTCAACAACAAATAGATGGCAAACTTAGGGGAGCAAGAAAGAAAAAGGCACCTTCAGGATACCATTATATGCCCAACGGCAGGCTTATGAAAGACAGTGAACATGCGAGAAAAAAACCCAATAGCAAAAAACCTAAGGTCTTCAAAATTTAGTCAAAAAGTGATACAATCTTCTAAGTTGTACAACCGCAAAAAGGATAAGTTATACACTTACAAAGCCGCGGCTAAAAAGGAGATTTTAAAATGACTACGTCTGGAACTACAAGTTTCAATCTTAGTATTGATGAAGTAATTGATGAGGGTTATGAAAGATGTGGTCTTTCTACTAATCAAGGATATGATTTAAGATCTGCTAGAAGAAGTTTAGATTTATTATTTGCTGAATGGGCAAATAGAGGAATTCATTTATGGAAAGTTGCTCTACACGAAAATGCTTTAGTCAGTGGGCAAGCTGAGTACTCAGTAACCGCTGATGTTAGTGATGTACTAGAAGCATTTGTTTCCTCGACAGCTGCTGGAGCAGACACAATAAATACTCAAGATGTTTCATTAACGAAAATAGACAGATCAGCATATGCTGCTTTGCCTAATAAGTTAGCTCTTGGACAACCCTCTCAGTATTATGTATCTAGAGAAAAAACTCCAAAAATTTATTTATATCAAGCACCTAATTTAAGTACGTATACAGTTTTGAAATATTATGTAATAAAAAGAATTGAAGATGCAGGAAATTACACAAACGATTCAGATGTAGTTTATAGATTTTTACCATGCATGTGTGCAGGTTTAGCGTATTATTTATCAATTAAAAAAGCACCAGAAAGAGTACAACAAAACAAACTTATTTATGAAGATGAATTAAAAAGAGCACTTGATGAAGATGGTCAAAGAACATCTACATATATAACACCACAATCATTTTATCCTACAGGAATTTAATTATGGCAAAATGGGCAACAGGTAAAAGATCACAATCAATATCAGATAGATCTGGTATGGCTTTTCCATATTCTGAAATGGTCAAGGAATGGAATGGTTCCTTAGTTCATTACTCTGAATTTGAACCAAAGCACCCACAAATTAGAAGAAAACATTTTACTGCAGATGCTATTGCTTTACAAAATACCAGAGGAATGAAATTTCAACAGCCCACAGATATTTCTGAAATAAACCCAAAAGCACCTAATGATGATACTATTGCAGATTCGGGTGGTACAATGGTTGGAGTAGCTAATTTATCTCTCCCAGGATCTTTTGCATTTAGGACACAAGATTTTAATATTATAAGAAATGGGGTTACAACTGTTATGCATAGTATGATACCAGAGGACCCAGCATTACAAAATAGAAGAAGACAATTAATTTCTTCTTTAGGAAAAATAGAGGTAAGTATTACATAATGGCTGTTACACATTCAAATTTTTTAACACAAGTAAGAAACTATACAGAGGTAGGTAGCACTGTTTTAACTGATGCTATTATTCAAGATTTTATTAGATCTGTTGAATTAGATATTGCAGGTAAAGTTGATTATGATGATTTAAGAAAATATGCTACTTCTAATTTTACCGCTGCAAATAGATATTTAAGTTTACCTTCTGATCTAACTATTATTAGATCATTACAGGTCATAAACGGAACTACTAGAACTTTTTTAGAAAAAAGAGATACTAGTTTTATTTCTGAATTTAACGGAGCTTCTGCTCAAGCTTTACCTAAATTTTGGGCTAATTGGGACGATTTTAATTTACTTGTAGCACCCGTTCCTGATCAAGCGTATGAAGTTCAAATTAATTATATTACTGATCCACCACAATTTACATCTACAAATAATACATTTATATCAACTTACCAGGAATCCATGCTTTTACATGGAGTGCTAACAGAGGCTTTTAGATATTTAAAAGGACCTCAGGATATGTACAAGTTGTATTTTGATAAGTATAATGAAGAAGTACAAAATTTTGCCCTACAACAAATGGGTAGAAGAAGACGAGGGGAGTATAGCGATGGAGTGCCAAGAATTAAGGTTCCAAGCCCTACTCCTAACACAACTTATTAATTAAGGAGAACAACATGGCAATAACAACAAATGCAATATGCGATTCTTTTAAAAAAGAATTACTACAAGGAAGTCACGATTTTGATACAGCACCAGCAAGTGGAGACACTTACAAACTGGCAATGTATACAAACTCAGCTACTTTAGGAAAATCAACAGAAAATTATACTACTGGAAATGAAGTTTCATCATCTGGATACACAGCAGGTGGTTCAGCTCTTGTTAACCAAGGCGTAAAAGTTTCATCTTCAGTAGCTATTACTGATTTTGCTGACTTATCATTTGTAGGTGTAACACTTACTGCGCGAGGTGCATTAATTTACAATACACAAACTAACGGTGGTTCAAATACTACTGACGCTGTAGCTGTATTAGATTTTGGTGCGGACAAAACTGCAACGTCTGGAACTTTTACAATTCAATTTCCAGCGTTTACAACAGCTGCCGCTATATTGAGATTAGCTTAATTTAAGGAGGAGCCTAGTGGCTGATATTACTGTTAAAGTTCAGTCGCCAGGCTCTGAATATTGGGGTCAATCTAATTGGGGCTCAAATGATTGGGGTGGATCAGGTCTTTCATTAACCACATCACAAAACTCAGTAACTATTTCTGCTAATGCTGATGTTAGCGTAACAGGAATACAAATAGCTTCATCACAAGGTACTACTGTAGGTGGCACTTCTGCCTTAGTACAAGTAACAGGTAGTCTTGAATCAATGGCTGTAGGAAGCACAGTTATTGGTATAGGAGTTCCTGTAACTGGAACAGCATTAACTTCAAGTATTGGTGCAGCTACCGTTGATGAATCTGAATTAACTGGAATCGGTTGGGGTAGAAGAACTTGGGGTAACCTTGCTTGGGGCGGAGCTTTTTCAGTTATTGCAACTGGACAAACTTTAACTTCATCTATTGGTTCTGCAATAGGTAAAGCAGACGTAACTGTTTCTGTAACAAGTGCTGGACAAATTTCAACTACATTTGCTAATCCATCTTTTTCAATTCAAATTGACCAAGATATATTTGTTTTAGCTTCTGAAGACCAATTAGATTTTTCTATTGGAACATCCACTTTTGATGCCGATGCAAACGTTACTGTAACAAGTGCGGGATCATTAACAGGTTCAATAGGTACCACTGTAGCTGGTTTAAAAACTCCAGTAGATGTAAGTGGTATTCAATTAACTTCAACATTAGGTACTTTTTCACTAATACAAACCACTGTTGAATCACCGACTGGTTTACAAGCTACAATGTCTCTTGGACAACATGCTGAAATACCTGGTCAAATAATAGGTGTTTCAGGTCAACAAATAACAGCGGCTGCAGGACAAACAACAGTGGTGGCCGATGCTTTAGTTCAACCAACTGGAATACAAATGACTATGTCAGTGGGTAGCCCTAACATTACAGCCTGGGCTGAAGTAAATCCAGGGGTAAATAATGTTTGGACTGAGGTTGATTTGGCTGCATGATAAAGGTATAATTAACACAATTAAGGAGAATTTTTTATGACATCTAGTTATTCTGCAGATTTAAAACTCGAACTAATGGTTACTGGTGAAAATGCTGGTACATGGGGCGATAACACAAATAACAATTTAAATTTAATTCAACAAGCTATTGCAGGTTTTGAACAAGTTACACTTTCAAGTGGCGGAACTTTAGCTCTTGTTATGACTGATAAAGCTATTTCTAATGCAAGAAATATGGTTATCAAATTTGCAACTGCTTCAATAGCTGCAAGTACAATTTGTACTATACCTGATAGTATAGAAAAATTTTATATTTTTGATGCAACTGGATTAACTAATCCAACAAATTTAACAATTAAAACTGCAAGTGGAAGTGGTTTTACATTAGATCAAGCAAAAATTTATGCTGCTTACTCAGATGGTACAAATCTAAAAGAAATATCTCTTGATACTTTAGGTGGATCGATTGGAACTGCGGGTATCGCAGATGATGCCGTAACGAATGCAAAAATTGCTGATGATGCAGTAAGAGCTGCACAAATTTCAAACAACGCAGTTGTGACCGCAGGAATTTTAAATGCGAATGTAACGACTGATAAAATTGCTGACGCAAATGTTACTACTGCAAAAATTGCTGATGATGCAGTCACTGCTGATAAATTGGCAAACACTGCTGTAACGGCAGCCTCTTATACTCTAGCATCAATCACTGTTGACGCTCAAGGAAGATTAACTGCTGCGTCTTCAGGAACAGCGGGCGGAGGTAGTTTTGAATTTTTTACAGCATCTTATGGCGGCCCTACTTCTGGAACATATACTGCAAACCCTAACGCTACAAAAGCACAAATTTACTTATGCGGTGGCGGAGGCGGAGGCGGAGGTGGATCTAATGCTCCAAATAGCCAACCAGCTCAACCAGGTGGTATTGGTGGTACAGGTTTCGCAGAAATTTCTGTTACAGGAGGCGATGCATATCCTTTTAATGTAGGTTCACAGGGAGATGGCGGTCCAGGTTCTAATGGAATTGGATCACCTGGTAATGCCGGAGGTGCAACTGCAATTTCTAATGTAACTGCTAATGGAGCAAATGGCGGACGAGCAAAAGGAAGAGGCGGCGGAGCTGGAAATCCAGGTAACCTTTCAGGAGCTGATATAGATATGAATGGTATGAGATCTGGTTTTACTGTCGAGAACAGGCAGGAAGCCCCTATTATAGGATTTTCAGGATCTAAAGGTAATGGTAATAATTCACAAGCCGTATCAGGTAACCAGGGTTCTGCTGGAGTATTAATAATTTTTGAAAACACAGGAACTTAATATGTCTAAATGGATAATAAAAAATCAAGAAAATAATTTTATGAAGTTATGTGATGATGATGAATCAAAGGATCATTATGTAAATCAAGGTTGTGGATGTCATGAAATCTCGGATTCTGATCATGATGGTATTAGAAAAGGTAAAAGAGAATTGACAGAAAAACAACCTGTAAACCCAACTGTAATTGATCACCCAACTCCAAATGAAGTAATGGAGTTTACTGAGGCTTATGCTTATTCTGAAATAGGTAAAATGGTTGAAAGAATGGATAGAGCAATAAATAATAATGAAAACTCTCCTGCAATTTGGTCTACTTCTAAAGATATTGTTCATAACACATGGCTTTCTCTCAGTGAGGCAAGTTGGCCTATATCAGGAAATAATCTAACAGATGCACTAGAGAATAATTCTTTACCCGTTCCTCTAAGTATGGAGTTTGGTTTACAATAATTTTTACCTGTTTTTTTTCATAAAAAAATGATACATATTTTTTATGTTTGAACAAATAATTGAATTTCAAGCTCAAGAAAATTTAATAGAAGATGAGTCTATACATCCTATTCCAGCAAAATTAAGTATACCTCAATGGTATAAAGATGTTAAAAACCCATCAGATCAATTAAAAAGAACAATAAAAGCCTGTAAACCTTTTTTAGATAGTATTACAGCTGGATACATAATAAAAAATCCCAAAGATCAGAAAATAAATTTCAATGTCACTAATCCAAAAGATACTTTAGATGCTTGGGTTGAAGTAAGTCAGTTTAGTGAGAGCGTTAATATTAGAGATTACAATATGAATATGGGGGATGAGTGGCATAGTTTAGAACAAATAGGCGGTATGTCTTGTCCTTATGCTCAAAAGAATAAAGGATTTAAGATTTATAAATTAAATAATCCTTGGGTTGTTAAAGTTCCAAAAGGTTATGGTATTTTATACTTACCTCCTATAAATAGAAATGAAGATAGGTTTGAAATAATTACTGGATTAGTAGACTATAACCACCCTATACAAACAAATTTTCCCTGTGTCTTTAAGAAAGAAGGTACATGGATTTTAAGAAAAGGAGAACCTATTGCTAGTGTTTTTCCTTTTAAGATTGACAGTTGGAAAATGAAAATAAAACCATTTAAAAAAAATCACATACACAAAGCTATACTAGATTCATCTAAACATTTAACATCTTGGTATGAAAGACAATTTTGGACAAAAAAAACATGGAAATAACAGAATACATTTGGGAACATCCAAAATTTATGAGCCCTCAACAGGTATCTGCATTTTTAAGATTTTTTAAAGATCTAGAATTTATTCCAGGTAGAGTCGTTAGTTCTTCCTCAGAAGAAGATTCATTAGTCAAAGATATAAGAACAGTTGAATTAAGAGCTTTTCACCAAGCTAATCTTACTAGTAGAACTGAAGCACATTGGAGAAATCTTTTGTATAAATTATTAAAAAATTCTGTTTTGCATTATTCAAAAAATATAAATAAATTTGATATAAACTT